TTGCAGATAAGTCCAGGGCATAGTATCCATCTGCTCCAGTAATTGCCGATAATGTTCCTGTTATTGGTGTTGTTGTAGTAGCTCCATGCTTAATAATTTCAGCCTCGTCTGCTCCTGCTATAGACAAAGTTGTCACAGGGGTAAAGGAGTCAGCCACTGAGATTGCACATCCTATAGTAACTTCTGTTATCGTGTCCGCTCTTAATATTTGCATTTTTTTGACCTTATGTATGGTATGTGTTTTTGAGTATAGGTATTATGCTATTCTTTAATGTTAGCGCTGTAATACCATAGCAACCAAAGTGCCGCGTAACCGGCTCCTATAAAGTATGCTGCGACAGAAGAAGCAATTGATGCTACTAATACTAGCCTGGTAATTGCCATATATACCTCCTGTGTAGGATTGACCGCTTGCTATCCCTGGCTGCGGTCTATCTACTTGAGCTACCTACCCTCTATAGGCTAGCTGTATAAGTAACGTTTAATGTATCACCAGCGGCAACAACCTTTGCTCCACCAGTAAAATCACCAGCTGAGTACAAGAATGCGCCTACTTCAGCTACATCGCCTTTAGTTGCGAATGTTGCTAGCATTACACCGTTAATAGTGACACTTGCGTTAATTGAAAATGTTACTGGAGCTGCCGTCGATATACTACCAGCTGTAGCCGCGCTAAACGCTACCACTTGTCTAGTTACTTCATCGTAGGTAGTTACTTCAGTTACTATAGGTACAGCGTATGTACTAGCTACAGTAGCAGCAGCACCGTTCTGTAGACCCATGTACCAAGCAGCAGTATAAGCAGGAGTTTCAAAGAATATATCCAAGAGCTTATTCTTGCCCTCAGTTGTTACTAGGTTCTCTATTCCCTCAGTCCATTTAACTTCGCCATCAGCACCAGTACATGTTATGCCGTAATGACCTTGTGCGTCACAGCTTTCGCTGATCCCATTTTTTTTGCCAACCGATAAGCCTAGACTTTCTTTGACCTTTAGTTTATCACCCATCATGATATTGACTCCAAGTTACTTTCTCTTACCCACTTTTCGCTCACAGTACCTTCAGACCCTGAGAAATCTACTCTCAGTCTCTTCTCGTCAGCGTCCTCGTCCCACTCTACCTTGGTTACTACGCCAACTAGATTAGGCATAATGATACGAACCTCATCACCTTTTTTCATTTTAATCACCTTATATATTAATAATAACCATCTGAATTGTTATAGGGCATCTGCCTAATATTGAATACTTCATCTTTAGCTGAGCTCCTGGTACCAAACTCTTGCTCAAATAATGCAAGACTGTCTGCTGCCTTCTGCTTATCTCCCATATCTTTCTCTGCGACACTATAAGCTCTGAAGAGCACGTAGTCTACTAACGAATAATGAAACCTTGATGGTATTTGTAAGGTGTCGTCCTCGTCAGTGATATCATCAGGTTCTTTGATAATAGTCATCATCAGCGTATCTGATACAATTGGAATTGGATATAGAGTGAACTTATCACTAGATAGATCTGTAATTACATCCGTAGGTGTTCCTGTATGGTTTTCCCATCCTGGCACATCTTCGTCCATATCCCTAGATCCAGTGAACACCAAAGGCAATTCATCTAGGAGAAGCCTGGCTCGTCTTATCTGTATTGTCTTACCAGGGTTGTTATACGTTGCACGTCCTGCTACAACATTTACCTTTGCTCTTGCGTCTGATAGTATTCTCGCACGTCTACATGCTTCATGCTGTGCCTCGTTTATCCATCTTATCAAGTCATCAGTAGGTTGTAGGTAAGGAGCTACCGCATCATCAAGTCTGACCCTGCATTCTGTAATAAGCTCATCAACTAACATTTATTTCACCGATTTATTTGGTTTGCGTCTTGCTGGTGTTTCATTAACAACAACATCCTTAGGCTTCTTCACCACTTTTGGGGCTTCTTTCTTCGGAGCATTAAGCTCTTCGCCTTGCAGATTAAACAACACACCATCTTGCTCAAAGGCTGTTTCGGACTGTCCGTACACTTCCCCGAATGGTTTGTTTTTATCTAACATTATGCGAACCCCTCGTCAGATCCTGTATCCCCTAGCTTACCTTCAGCATGGAACCCTTTATCCAAATCTGATTTGCTAGCTTTCCCTAGAGAGCCATTCATATTACCAGACTTAGAGTTACCGTGGTCAGTTATTGGGCGATCATCACCCTGTAGCTCACCAGTAGGTACATATCTTGCTTCAGTACTCATCGTTCATCTCCTGTTGCTCGACCTACGAAACCTGTGTTCTCGTAGTCAATTTCATTTTTCTCAGCCTTATACCATGTGTCAAGCTCTGATTCTTTAGCAACACTCTCATTTGAGTGTCCTCTCTCGACATCTGGTAAGGTCGTACCGTACGCGTTATCTAAATGATATTTCGCCATTTTCTACTCCTTAAGTAAAAGAAGAGGGCTGTTACGCCCTCTAATTGTTAGGGGTTAGATCAAGATAAGCTATCCCATTTTACGATACGTGCTTGAGCAGCATCAGCGTGTACTAATCCAAATCCACCTAAGTAGTACCATGCGATACCTTTAGAGCGACCGTAATCAGTAGGTATTTTACCACGAACTTCTTCAGGACATGCTATTGCTTCAGCAACAGTATCTTCACCAAAGAAGTATGCCTGGTTAGATAAACCACCAGTCCATGCCTCTTTCGCAATGTTTGTTTGCTCGATAAAACGCATACCTTCATAACGTCCGATCTCGCCATTCATGATCTTCTGAAAACCAGGATCAGTGTACTGATGAATAGTTTCTAGATCGTTCTTGAAGCTTCTGAATGTTGAAGGGTGAGCGATACAGTAGTAATCATCATTAGCATATGTAGGGATGTTACGTTCCTTCATAATGTCACTAATTGCTTTTACATGGTCTTTACCCATTGCAATAGAGTTAATAATAGTAGATTGACCCGCAGTCTCAAGTGTTACTGAGTCTGGAGAGTTTCCAAGTGTTGGAGTTACTGTTAAAGGAGTTGCATCAAATTGAGCGTGTGCTGCAATATCGAATAACTTCTTTGCATCGTTCTTTAATACTTTGTTAATTACTTCTCTAACTGAATGCTCAGACAAGTTGTCTAGCTTCTCACTAAAAGGAACACTGTTACCGTATTCAGTAATAGTTAAGCTTCCCTGTGTGATGTTAAAGTTAGTCTCAGGCATACTTACGTTCTCTGTTAACGCTGCACCCTGTGTATCAACATCAGAGTATACGTTCCAGTTAAATGTATCGCCTTTCTTTTTACCTTGTTGTGTCGCGTCTTTTACGTCGCAAAACTGTCTAAACTTTACCATAGGTTGCACTGCCTGGCGCAACTCTTTAGAAAGGTTTAAACTGTACATATATCCACCAAGTGAATTGGTTCCCCATACTTGACCAGCCATCTTATTTCTCCGCTAAGGTTTTTGCGCTATATTGCGCGAGTTTGCATCCGGATGTCACTGTCCGCGACTCGACCGCATGCTATTTATTATATCAGACACAGACTCAGTCTTACGTGGTGCTCGTTCCGCTCGTCCTGAAGCTCGTACAGGTTCTTTCTGTAACTGCCGCTTCAACTCCAGCTTATCTTCGCTCACGTCCTGCTTAGCCGTTAGTCCGTTCTTCCATTCACGTATTTGATCACCTGCCTTCTTAAATGCTTCACTGTACGTTCTTGAGTTAGGTATCTGCTCATTTAGTACGTTTGTCGCCATATTAAGTAGCGTGGGATCATTTACGATATCTTGATACTCATCAGCAAATTGAGTGTGCGCGAGGTCATACTCCATTTTTAAATGTACTTGCTGTGCTGCTTGTGACACTATGTCTTCAGTTTGGATGGCGGGAGCATCTGTTCCGCGTCCGCTTAGCAGAGATTGTAACTCTTTATTTGCTGCGATCACTTCACTATCAGAACCAACAGAGATATCATCATACAAATCTCTAATTTTTTCCGCTAGACTTGCTTCAGCGCCTTCATCAGGTAGCTGTTGCTCTTCTTGCTTGGGTTCTACTGGTGTAGCTTCCGCTGGTGGTGCTTTGAACATTTCTGCTCGTAGTCGGTCTATCTCAAGGCGTTCATCCGCAGCCTGTTTTAACTTCCTGTCACCCGACGCTTCTTTCTGGTAGCCCTTAACTAGCTTTGATAAGGGTAACGATATCTCCTCTCCATCGATCTTAACAATAACTTCCTGTTCTTTTTCTGGTTCAGGCTCAGTCTCCGATTCTGTAGGCTCTTCAGCCGCATCCTCTTTAACTTCTTCCTGTTCTATTTCCTCTACATCTTTAGAGGCTACTTCTCCGACCTCTTCCTTTAGTTCGTCTATACGACCATTGACAAGTGCTTCGATGGCATCCTGTCTATGATCTCTAGGTTGTTCGGTTTCTTCTACTGTTTCTACTGCTTCTTCTACAAGTTCTTCTGATACTTCGTCTGAAACGTCTGATACGATGGTTTCGTCAGTCATAATCTATTTCCTTTGTTGTTATCTAAAAATTGTGTTCGTCTCTTACTGTGTCCACTGCAAAGTTGCCGCTCTCTATGGCTGACTCAATCCACATCAGGAAAGAATTAGCACGGTAAACCTTGTTCTGGAGTGAAGTAATTAACTTAGTGTCAGTTGGATCAACGGTGCATAGCTCATTGCTAGCCTCGATAATCTCACTAACTGCGTTGTCATTCATGTACCGGCCTAAAGCTGATACCTTAAATAGCTCTGCTTCCACGCCTAATTGCGCTTCTGCTAATAAGTCTGTCATTTATTGTCCTCTTTCTTATTCTTTCCCCATATACGTTCCCAGGCGTCATTGTACTTATCCTGGTCAGTAGGTCGTTGTGTACTTCCCTTGCCTCCATCAGACATTAAATGTCATCCTCTACGGCCATCATACCTTCCTGTAAGCCACGATCTGGATTAAGTGGGGTGATAGGGTTGTTATTTAGTTCTTGAGGCTCATACGCCGCTGTGGCTGATAATGGAGCATTCGCTATTGGAGCCCCATTATGATCTTCATAATTAGAACTTGACAATAGGTCGTCAGCAATCGGTACAATTTGAGGTTGCATTGCTATCTTCTCTGCACTACTCATTGCACTGAATGTTGCTTCAACGCTCTTATTAACTGTTTCCGCTTTACGGTACTCTGTGTCCGCATCTAGTTTACGTATCTTAGCCGCTTGCTCTTCAGGATCTCTCTTCTGTTGTAGTTCCTGCTGTAGCTGCTGAACCATCTGCTCTAGTTCTGCGACCTTAGGATCAACACCTTCTTCTTCTTGCTTAAAGAAGCGCTGTCCGTCCTTATATCCTAGCTTACCGAAGACTTCCGCTATAACTTCCTCAGTATCAATACTTTGTATAAACTCTTCACCAAGTACGCCTGCTAATGAGTTCAGTCCATAGAAGAAACGTTCAACCTGTGTTTGAGGGTTACTCGCTCCTGTACCAACGTTAACTGTTACGATCATGTCGCCAGTTAGCATATCGTCAGTCACTTCATTCAGCTTGTTCTCTATAAATGTCTCTGACTGCTTACCTGCTACGTTAAGTATGGTAGTGTCTGTTTCGTATTTAAGCTCCAGGTTAACTAGCTGCTTTAGCACTGGCTCTACCCATGTCTCTACGAATGTTCTTAATTGGTACTCACCAAGCTGGTTTGCTTGCTGACTCATAAGGTTCATTCCACCCACTGTCTCGTTCAAGCTTCTGTTGGCCTGGACACTAGATCCAGAGAATGTTCCTGCTAGATCATCAAAATCAAGGTTTAATCTGTCTTGCTCGCTAAAGGAAGAACTAGTAACATCTGGAGTGTTCTGTACATGCACGTCAGTCTGAGGATCATTCATTAGTGTAACTGACCCGGACACATTGCGTGTAAGTGATCTAAGATCTACCATTGCGCCACGTTTAGCAAAGTACCGCTTATTCAGTACTAGCTTGACGTTGTCCATTCGTTGGTTTGTAACGTCATTGATTTCCGCCTGTACGTCACGCGTCAGGTCACAGACACTAGAAGGCATTGATCTATTGGACTCTAATATACATGAACCTATCACATATGGTCTCTCGCCTGTATGGTATACTTCTTCTAGCTTCTTTGGCTTACTTAGTAAATGCTCACTGCCCAGAGTATAGAATACCCAGTCTTGACCGTCTACTTTAATAATGTTACGTCTGACCCATGCTGTGGCAAACTTGTTGTTTGTAGTATATAGATTAGACTTACTATCTCCTCTATCTTCCCTTTGCATGCGTGTACTATCCCAATATTCATTGGTAGCACTTAATAATGTCTTTTCATCTGTATCTATCCACTCTGGTTCCCCTGTCTTCTCATCAGGCACTCTCATCTTTGTTTCGATGTCGCCTACGTACATAGGGATTAAATCGATGATATAAGGGCTTGAATTCACAGGATCTAGCCAATCTGAAGCTGGATCTATTCGTATGTTCTCTATTGGTCGTAGGTCAATGCATGGCTCATCCTTGCCATTCTCGTACTTCCACGACTGGTAACTACACACCTGACCCATTACCTGGGCACTCTGATAAGCACCGTTCAGGATCATGAACCAAGGAATAGTATTATTTAATCTGTAGTTGACTAAGCTGTCCATTATTTCAGCCGTAAGCTTGTCTAATGGGTTTGAGTCATCTTGAGGTGATATATTGACTACGTCTGACGTTGAAAAGAACGCTGCTGCTGCTGCTGCCTCATTCTTACGTATTACTGCTCTAGTGCGTGGTCTAAATAAATGTGAGCGTCCACGGTATCCTTCTGCTAGATACTTGGAGCCTGTTGCGTGTTTACCTTGCCATTGTTTTAATCCGTCTTCCCATTGCTTACGCATAAATGAGTCAACATAGGTTTCGCTTGTTGTATACGCGTCCCTTGCCAGGTCTAAGAATTCTTTGTCATTAAGTGCCATGTAGTGCGTCTCCTCGCATATCTCTCTGTAGGTTCTCGATTTCATCTTCTTGAGCCCTGCCACGACTAAGCTTGAATCGCTCCAGGAGTTCACCGCCTGCATTAACAACCGGACGTTCTGTGGGGTCATTCATTAAGTCATCCATCATCAGCATGAATCCCCATTCCCCTGACAATTTAAGGTTATGCACTTTAACAATACCTTGCATCACATCCGCTTGTACTGCCCATGCATGACCGGGATAATGCTTATCTAGCACTTCCGATACACTTCTTGCTATTGCTTGGCTTGCTAGTTCTTCTTGTATACTCATATTTATTTTACCTGAATGCAAGTTATGTGAGCAGTTACATCATTAATAGCTACAACGTCACGGAAATGTTTAGCACCAGATCTACATAATTCTAAGCTAGCGAACTGATCTGATACCGTTACTTGATTCGCAACCGTGGCGAAACTTGTTGCTGATACTAATACTATTACCATTGCCCACATATTCGTTTATTCCTGTCTATATATTTATCTTATCAATCAAAGGGTTAGTTAACATCTTCCACCGGTGGGTTAATCTTCGTCGTAACCCTCTTTACTTACTTTATCCTCGAAGATACGGCAACTGAACTCATAGCCAGACTCCTTCTCCTTGCGCTGTCCTTTATCCGCTATCGACACTTCGTCTTTAAATGAGCGTACTTTATCTGGGTTACGTGGCTTAACTGTCATAATATATCTCCGGTTCCATGTTCTGTTCATCTTGCTGGGGCACTACGTGAACATAAAAGCCCAACGATACCGCGTCCGCACAATCAGGACTCGATAGTCCCCTCTTCTTCATGTCTGATTTCTTCTCCAGCTGTAGACGCATTCTATTGTCATAGCCGTATTCAATCCCTATTAGTTCATCCTTGAGATCCTGGTCATCAGGTATGTCAGCTCCATCTAGCCATTTCTTCATTCTATCCCACATTTCTACACGCTTATTAACGTGCGTATCTTTATTCTCTGTATCTGGTGCTCTACCTGCATTCACATCTATTACCATGTGACCCATCTGTCTTAACCTATCAACTACACCACCACCTACACCAACGCCATCAACGAAAACCGCATCAGGCCTGGAACTGGTGATTAGTGCCGATATTTCACTAGAGAGTTGCATTGTATCTAACCCTCTGAACTTTATGAGTGTTTCTAGCTTTCTACCGTGACGCATTGCCACGACACTCTGGTCATCTCCGAAACGTGCTACGTCAACGCTTAGGATCTTGGGTGTTCCAAATGGGACTTCAACGGTGCGCTTTACTGCCTCGTCTACTATGTCCCCTGATATGAACTGTCTTGTACCCGCTCTAGGGAATTCACCCTTAACACGAACACGTATAAAGTCTGAGTCTTCGCCGTAGTCTTCAACCCACTGGGCGATCTGAGTCTTGTTAGTACCCGGTACTGTGCGTGAGTCTACCTTACGGTGAGACCATCGATGCTTTAGCTTTCCAAAACATTCACGCAGGCGCCCTGTGTTCCTTGTCGGGTTTCCGAACGCTAACCATATTATTTCCGTGTCTTCATCTGTCAAGGCACCCTCTGTAACTTCCCATATGTTGTCCGGGATAGCAGATGCTTCATCAAAGACCACTAAAATACGCTTACCAGCATTGTGTAGCCCGGCAAACGCTTCTGTATTTCTTTCACTCCAGGGGATCATATCGACCCTCCAGGTTCTCTCGTGACTGGTATCAACACTAAAGATAGCTGTTGCAGTAAACTTAAACCAGTGTTTATACTTGAACGAGTTGTACCATTTACCAATCTCTGCCCAGGTCTTTGTCTTCAGCTGGTTCTCTGTATTGGCTGTTACCACACCCTTGGTGTCCACTTCAGTAGTTAACGCCCACAATACTAACCAGGATACTAAACAACTCTTACCTATGCCGTGTCCACTCGCTATAGCTTGGAGTATAGCTGCATGTTGATCTATCTCTCCAGCCTTTAATTTATCGCCTATATCTCTCAATAGGTCTTCTTGCCACTCATGAGGTTTCGCTTCCCAGGCAAACTTAACGAAGGCTAAGGGGTCATGTCTGAACTTATGCGCTGTCTCTATGAGGAATGCTTCAATCTGATGTGGCATCTACTGCAGCCTGCTTTAACGCTGTTAATTGATCAGCTACGTTAATACTTACATCTATAATGCGCTTCTCTACAAAGTCCAGTTGGCTACGTCCTAGTAATTCTGACGCCTTCAATCTGTCCTTCATGTCTAACTCTGGTAATCCTTCGTGATCTGTACGACTTGCTTCTTCTCCACGCACTACTGATGTCCAGAATTCCTGGCGCTCTTGTGCTGATGCAATACGTGCATTTTGTCCTGGCTCATTGAGTTCTGCTATGTATCGTTGTATCGCAGGTTTTGTTAAGTTCTCGCCTGCTATAGCAACAGCATTATCTGGCTTGTATCCTGCTTCTTTAGCTGCTGCCGTACCATTGCCACCGTTGGCTACGTAAAACTCACAGAATCGTTTCATCCGTGGTGTTAGTCCGTTCTTCATCGTAGTTCTCTACTATCTCTTGATGTTACTCTAGGTATATATAGATCACGTATGATTTGCTTCTGGCTATTCTTGACTTCTTGGATATCATGTGACAGTGCTGACAATCTCTCAGTAAGGCTGGCTTGTGTCCCATACATAGTAAGTACTGCTGCCGTTACCGCTATTAGCGCTGCCTCCGAAATTCTCTTAAAGTCCACTTCATACCCCTTGGTTTGTTTACCGGCCTTGTCTTCACCGTGCTGGAGGAATGGAATACTATCCATAATTTGTACCACTAGACTCATGTCATTTACTCCTTGCTACTGATCTTGTTTTTTCAAATGAGCGCATCCCTGACAATCCCAACATTCCTAACAAGATTTGAAGAGTTAAGTCTGTGTTGATAATGGGAAACTCACCAGCATAATCAAAGAACACTTGTGAGATAAATCGAGCCATTGGCTCTAGTATAGCTGCATACAATAACGCCGCCGCGCAACACCACCCTACAAAGGGACGCCATCCTGCTACAAAGATGCTCTTATGTGCTGCCTCTTGCTTATTGATAGAAGTCTGGGCTTGTGTAATGGCCATTTCCATTGACAAGTCCGCTTTAAAACGCTCCAGGTTGTTTCTTTCTACTTCGCTTGGATCAGGCCAGACACGACTTACTACACCATTGATTAAGTTGCTTGCAGCTTCGACCGCACTGGGTATATCAAACATTACAATTGCCTCTGTGTATAAAAGAAACATGGTAGTATACCATAATATTAGCAAACTCGCATGTGCTGAAACGTATAATTAGCCCCATTTAATAATCATGTCCATAGCTTTAGCATCAAGCTCTGTTAAATCGCTCTTGAGCATATGTTCTATTCTGTCTAATGGTACCCCTCTCTCGTACCTCATTATAACGTACTCGAACGCTTTGAACTCAAACATCCTTAATGCAGCTAGAGCAGTCGATACCGCTTTTGCTGTGCTTATTGTTACTGGAGAGCATTGTTCTACGTATCCCTTCTCCATCTTATGATCTTCAAAGACATAAAATAATTTTAGGTTTCTTCTCGCAGTGTTCCTGGTCATTATCTCTTACCCGTTAGTATTAGGTCACGATTGATTTTGGCACGATTTCCAACTTGTCTAGCATACTTGCTGTCCATTAGTTCAGCTGCTGCTGTTTCAAAGTCTTGCATTGCTAGTGCTTTATGTAAATAGCCAAACCTTTTAAACTTAGTGATACCTATGTTAAAAGTCAAATCTATTAATGCGTCTATACGCGGTTGTGATAACATCTGATATGCAGGGAAAGCAGCAAACAGTGATCGTTCTGCTTCTTGTAGGTCTTCCTCTAGCATGTCCTTGGCAATAGTAAGAGTAATCCCATTGTCATCTATGTTGTGTCCGTAACCTATCGTTAAGCGGCCACTTGTACATTTATAGAGCTTTAACCGCAGCCCTTCACTTTGTTCTACGTGTTTCCTTAGTTCTTTAGTAATCATCTTAATTCCTTATAAAAAAAAAGCCTGCGTTCGCTTCTTTCGAGGCTAGGCAGGCTGAGGTTGCTACTTTGCTTTTGGAGGAGCATCGAAGTTAATTAAGTATATCATTATTTGACCGTGACAGTCTATTTTTATTACCTGTTTAAAGTTCATCATTCACACCTTTAGTTAAGTCTTCGTCAACGTCCGGGTTTGCTGTTATTGAGCATTTAGGACACGTAACATAAGCATGTTTCTCTCTATCATGAGAGGGTATAGTCCATACACACGAACAGTTACCGCACATGAACTCCGTTACCACGTATGTTCTATAATCTAAAATCACATTCTTATCCTCGTTGGTCTTCTTTCTGTAGTTCGGTCAAACAACTGCCTACCTAAGGCAATTTTTTCATCTAATCGCTGATTATTGGCATGTTCGTCAGATATCATACGTACCACTTCATCAACATCATCCGTTAGGTGGATTAAATCAATGTCTTCAGGTGATATATAACCAAAACCCAGCATTGTCGTCTTTATCCAGTCCAGTAGTCCAGTATAGTAGTCTACACCAACCAGATACACTTTAGCTCTACGGGTCTTCAATGTCTGTATAAGCGTCAATACTTCAAACATTTCATCTAGTGTCCCAAAACCACCTTCCATACATATGAAGGCGTCTGAATACTTTACCATCATTACTTTTCTAACAAAGAAGTACTTATACGTATAGCATTTAGTAACGTACTGGTTGTTCTCCGTTTCAAAAGGAAGTACTATTCCCATTCCAACAGACTCAACCTCTTCGTTCTGTACTCTATATGCTCCTTCGTTCCCTGCAGCCATAATACCCATCCCACCGCCAGTAATAGTACTGAAACCATTTTTAGCTAGCTTCTCGCTAATGTCAGCGGCTTTTTGGTATGGTACTGCTGTTCTAGGCGTTCTAGCGGAACCAAATATAGTGACCGCCTTGCCCAGGCCTTCAAATAAGTGATCCGCCTCAGCAAACTCTGTCATTATCGACCCTACGTTACTCTTCTCTTTTGACGTACTCATTGTCTGCCTCTTCTTGTCTAGTATATTCCTTCTCTTCCTTCAGTAGATCTCTATAATAATCTAGCTGCTCTTGCTGGGCGGCCACCTCCTCAGTAAGCCACTCAATACGTGCTCTGTCTTTGGCCATTGTCTTTCTCCTACGTAAAAAAATCATGGACTGCGTGGGCTATGATCCCCACAAAAATTGCTGTGTATGCTAGCGCAACTCCTACTGCCAGCCCTACAGCACTAAATAATATTACTGATACTGTTATAACCCTAACTCCCAAAACTCACCTCCGTGCTGTATGCATTTATTAATCTGTTCTATTGCTGCATCCGCTCCTTTGCAGATGTAGGCGTCGTGTCCTAATGACCTTAGCTTTTCTAGCCAGGCCTTTTGTGCTGGCGATACTACTCCTGTGTTCAGGGTTTTCATCTCTATAAAAACCGTACGACCATTCAAGAAAATTATTAAATCAGGAAACCCTTTCGACCATCCTGCTGATTTTAATTTCCCAATCATACCGAAAAACCTTTTGTCTTTTTTTGCTGAGCTAAAGAACGAAGACGGCGGAGCGAAGAAACTGACATTGTTAGCCTTAAGCCAACCGATGACGGCCACTTGCTCCTGTTGCTCTGTTGGGTCACTCATTAAAACGGTACATCTTGATCAAAGTCTTCATCTTTCTTTGCCTGGGCTGGTGCTGGTGCGACTCCTACGTCGTTCTTACCACCCATTAATTCTACATTCTGTACAAATACATTTAGAGACGATCCTCCAGTTCCATCTTTCTTAGTGTACGTGTTCAAGCTAACTTCTCCTTCCACTGCTACAAGTTGTCCCTTTTTCATAAACTCTTGTAATCTACCCTCAGCTCGTTTTCCAAATAAACTACAATTGAAATAATGAACCTTCTCTTTATCACCATATCCTGTATTATTAGCTACGCTGAAGGACAGAATCGCGGTACCGGACGGAATGGTACGCTGTTCTGCGTCTGATGTTAGTCTGCCTGTTATAATTACTTTATTCACGTTAATTGCCCTTTTGTTTGTTATTTATTCACTTTAATTTCAATAATCTCTCGTTTCAAGAGTGCTTCTATAGTTCGCATGATCCCTTCCAGGTGCATGAGTGTTAACTCTGGCTTTGTAAACTGAGTACTGCCACGTCCATCGATAGTGTCGTGACAGCTACTGCAGCACCAAGCTCCTTGTATGTCGTGATTCTTCGTACCCATACCTGCTCCTCCCAGGTGTGCAAGTACAGTCGTTTCCGCGTTAAAATTACAGACACCAGGTACTCTAACCTGGCAATCTTCCCCTTTAGCTTTTCCCCTTAGTTTTGTCTTGTCGTTCCATTTATGACCCATCTGTTACTTCCGACAAGCTCTAGTTGTCCACATGAAAGCTACTACCTGTCCTACAAACTTCACAAGACTATTAACTTTCGTGAAAAATGGCGCTGGATTATCCATAAACATTGTTAGTAACGCCCCGATTACACCTCTTAACTTAAATATTTTCATTGTCTTCGTGAGTGTTAACCCACTCCTCTTCCTCTACTGTTACCCAGTCCTTATAGACTGCCGTTAAAATCACACCGTTACGAATTTGCGTGGGTGATTTTGTTTTTAATCTCTGGGTGATTGTTTGGTTGTTTACTGCTTCTAGATAAGCATCCCATTCTGCAGGTTCAGCGTTACAAGCATGATCTTCTGCATCTATGGCTGCGTCTATATAATGGCTGTAGTCTGTGCTACATGTATCGCCCAAAAATAGCTCTTCTAATGTTACGTTAATATTGCTCACGGTATTCTCCAAAATTTTAGTAGTTATTTATTATTACTGTTCGTCTATGTAGTTATTCCATTGATCCTTTGTTACTGATGCTTCCGTAGCTGTCTGTGAACGTAAGCCGGCGCCTACTTCCCATTCTTCGTCCCTAACCTCTACTTCTATTGCGATTTTTTGAGCCTCTTCTTTAGCTTTAGTTAATAAAAGTATGTCCAGGGTAAATTGATATAGGTCTTTCACGGTATTCTCCAAAATTTAGTTATTCAGCAAGTTTTCTTACTGGTCTATAATTTTATTATAAATCAGCAAGAAAGGCAAGTCTTTTTATACTTTTCGTAGTGTTTCTCTCCAGGGCTTCTTTCCTGAATAGAACCCCCTATGCGTGAACACCTTGGAATCATTGCCAACCCAGAAGCCAAGGTATAGATTTGCATAAGGTTTGGTTAGGTAATAATAGATAGAACCGTCGGCATCCACTGCCGCATATTGGTACCCGAAGTCCTTCGCTTGTGCTTTTGCTTCCTTAAGTTTCATCCTTTTCTCCAAATTTCATTTCACGATAGAACTGAACGACGAACAGTACCGATACTACTAGTATAACTACGTCGCCCACTGAATTTTGTACGTACCATTCAATCCCCATTATCTTGTCTCCTTAGATGCTTCTACTTTGTTATGATGTAATATACCGACTATCACAAGTACCTCAAACGATACTACTATAAGAATTGCGGCTGTGAAATTTGCTACGTACCAAGATATCATGAGTTTGCCTCTATCTCTGTTAATATTCTGTTAGTGTAGACTATCCCACTAACTGCTAGTATCTCAAATAAAACCACTATAGTGATACTGATTATGAACTGGTCTATGTACCAATCTATCATGTTATATTCCCCGGTTATGATGGTGATCAATATAAGGATGTCCGTGCTCTACCACTGGTGCTTCTGGTGCTAGTATGACAGACAATGCGCCTATAGCTATAAATAGTGCTATTAATAATTTAATTGTGTTCATTTTTATTCCTGTTTGATTATTCGTCTTCGTCACGTTCTTGTGCTACTGCTATCACTAATGTGATTACAAGCATAAACACCATCACGATCGTTGTTAACATTATACTTACGCTGATATCACCGCACATTGCAATAACTCCTTTAGTTCTGCTGCTTCTCTGGTTCTCTTCTCCATTATCCCTTTCACGAATTTTAAATTCACTCCTCTGGACATTGTGATTACGATTTCTTCTGCACTCAACCTACCTTCATCAATGAGGGTGTTAAGGCATGTATTTTTTTCGATTGCTTCTCTTTGTTTTTTAGTCATTATATTATGCGTATGTTAGTACCTTATCAATATCGTCGCGAGTTAATTTTTCCCCTAGCTCCCGTATGAAAACATCTATTGCTGTGCTATACAGCTCCTCAAAATCTTCCTGTGACATCTTAGCGAAAGATATGCTGTCAGCCACAAAAACAGTACTACCGCTGGGACATACTATAGAAGAGAAGTATCCACACTTCATGGTCAACCATCTTCTATATGCTTCTTTACTATCAAAAAACTCTTGCATATCATATGTAGCACTGATAAGGGCAAAAAACTTTCTGTGAAAAGACGCGTTCCTGGACTCAACTACATTAACATTATAATCTGTTCCGAATGACAGTCCCATTAAAAACTCGACTGCCCCTGGCGTCTCAGCAACTAAGCCGTTGACGCCTTTCCTTAGTATTGCTTTTGTCATTAATCCTCCTCTACTAAGTCTAGTAATATTTGATTTTCTGTTCTCTCGTTTAAAGGAACGTGTTTAGTAAGAGTCCCAGGCAAGATTGTATATAACTCCTGGATGTTCTTAAAATTCTTTGAATAATCCAGACCCTGCTCTACTCTTGCTGTCCTGGTTCCGGTAGCTGAATATATACCCTCTTCTAATTTAACTACTTCTCCGTCCTTTACCATACGACATAAGATATATCGAACTCCATTCCTTTGTTTCTTGCTAACTTTAATGTCACCAAAAATAATTCCTGATATAGATGACGGCGAAAACTCCTCTCTTCCCTTTATAGCCAGTCTAACGGCGCTGGTTGTTGCTATTTCACCTTTATCAGGCTTCTCAAGTATCGCATGGTACGCTGCTAATCCTTCTTCACTAAGAGCGATATGTGCTCCAGTGCGGTTGATGCCTACTCTAACTAGAATGCCCGTTGACAAAAGTGTAGATATATTCTGCATGACAGTAGTAACCTTAAACTCTACTAGTACTACGTCTACTGGGTTCACGATCCCTTCTCTAAAAACCGCGAAGATTATTTTTTCTTTACAAGTGTTTGGTCTGCTCATTTTATGTAGTCCCATCAATGGTTGCTGTAATTGCATCTATAGCTTCTTCAGAGAAAAAGTCCAATAGATCTTTATCTGGATCTGCTGTGATGCTTACAATGTCTACGTCACCGTTCGTAACGTCGTACTGTACCAGGAATCCGCCTATTTCAACTTCTCTATCAAACTGATATCCCGGTTTGTTTATTATTGCTGATCTAACTCTATTACTTATCATCTGTATCACCTTTTGAGGTTCTTAAATTCTCTTCATGCTTCGCTGTACAATATGGGCACCTTTGGTCTGCCAGGGGCTTCACGGCTTGTGCGTAAGTTACCGGCATTGACTGTCTGCATCCTGTACAGTACCCTAAATAATACTTTTGGTTTGTCATGATCTTACTCCAAATTACAAGTGAGCCAAGTTTCTTGCATCATCTATACAGTCAGTTACGGTTAAGAATTCGCGAACTGTATACCCTGTAGATTTCAAATCCAAAGTATCTGGGATAGAGTATTCACTCACTGAATGATTCTCTACTAAAGATACACCAGCTAAATTATCCAATGCACTCTCTAGTGCGACAAACAATAAACGTTCTGTCTTAAATTCCTTTTTATTAATGATTTTAGCTGCCCTGATAATTCTTGATTCTGAAGTTTTCATTTTGATACCTTTTTAAGTTAACTACAATGTTATCTATCTGCTTTTGGTGATCTAGCAATTGGACATCCTGCTGATTTCCGTACCATAATACTGCCCAATCTCACTATCCTATCTTTCTTTTCTTGTTCTGTACGTTCTGGTGCTTCTTGGTGCCAATCTTGATGTTTCATGATGCTTCTCCGGGTGGTTCAAATTAATTTCTAACTGGCCTTCAGTTTATCAAAACCAACCTGGAAAAGCAAAATTGTTTTACAGTTATATTATAAGTCCTTGTTACTATTAGTTATTTAATTTCAATCTTGTATTTATGACCGCCATCACTGCCGGCTATTCTACTGCTAACCACTCCTGGTATAATTCATCCTGTCTTGTAAAGGCTTCTGCTTCCCAAGGTAATTCCACATACTGCTTATAAGATAGTTTACAACCTTGTACTTCGTGAAACTTTTTGCTTTCCCAATAAAATGATGTGTCAGCAGTAAGTTGACTGGTTGAGAATTGCTTTACATGTACCATCTCATGTGCTGCTGTAGCAAACCAGTCTTCATAACGCCCAGTAACGGGGTTCAAAATAGTTTCATCTTTACAGTCATGAGCATTAAGCATAAGAGTTAATTCCTTAGCGCTCTTACAAGCCACTGACCCTGTTCTATGATCTTGAGGATCATCAACTACTACTACCTCTAAGTTCGTTGCTGATGGAATCTCTAATTTATTATCAAGCCATACTAGGAATTTAACTAATCTTACATATTCCGAACTACCTAGATGGGTTTTAGCGTTACTTCTTATACTTGTTTTCATGACGTACCCCTAAATGAACTTTCTTAATTAATTTTCTCTATCTTCTTTAATTAATTTAACTAAAATCACTACACCCCATAAAATCACGAATGCGTGTCCTAATACATATGCTACTTCTGCGTCTATCATTTTCTTTTCCTTAGTAGGTAAAATGTGTGGGAAGCAAAAAACCTCCCACGTTATTTATTTAAAACTTTTCTAATTCTGCTCTATGTAATCTAGTGAAATAATTCATGTTAGCAACAGCTTCATCAACAGAGTCATTCCAGTGTGCTACTTCTTTCCAGTCTCCTAGCTCATAAGCTACTTCGCCATTGTGTTCGTATTCCCAAACTAATAATTGAAAAGCTTCTTCCTTGGCTTTATAAAGTGCTTCCTTCTCTTCGTTATATTGGTTGTCTAAAGTTTTCATTTTGTATCTCCAGTGGTTTAACTTAATTTCTAACTGGCCTTCAGTTTATCAATAAAAAAATATTAAAGCAAGGTTTTTCAACTAACTATTTCCTAACTCCTTGTTTTTATTCATTAAGTCTAAATAATCGTCGCCGATTTCACAGTCATTGATGACGGTAACAGCCACCCCTTTTACTGCTAAACGATTAGCTAATTGATATGCTGCTGCATGTCCAGTGAAATTTTGATCGTTATCCAGAAAAATATTTACGTTAGTAACAGTACTAGGCACTTCCATTTTTATCATGCCGTTGGCGTTGATAGCAGACCAAGTAGGTACTCCTTCTTCCTGTTGTATAGCTAAAGCAGTTTCCAGCCCCTCAGCGACGCACAGCTGCCCATTAACTGGCTCAGCTAGCTTTATACTACACCCTGTAATAGTAGTCATTGGAGTGATGATAATTTTAGCTGCTGCAAAATCTATTTTAAAGCCATGATCATTTAAGTAAGTTACATGATAGCTTTGTAAGCTGCCGTCCAGGTTGGTTATTCTGGCGATCATAGCTGTAAAGACTCCTGTAACTTTCTTACCGTCAACAAAACCACCATAATATGGGATACTAGACGACGTAAAGATATCAGAACCCACCTTAGTAATTCCCCGTCTTTCTAGGTACGTAGACACTAGATCACCAGGAGTTATAGGTTTAAGACCTTTATGTATCTGTTTCAATCTGTTGATCGGGTTGACCTTAATCTTCTTCTCTTGCTGTTTATATTCCACTTTTTCACCTCTAATATATTCACACGCCTCTCGAAACGAATGCCCGGCAAACTCCATAAGGAAGTCTATCCCTCCACGTACACCACACTGAGAGCAAAATGCTGTCTCTGTATCAGCTATCCAGCGGAACCTGTCTTTACCACTACATAAAGGACAAGGTTGATGCTTACCGTTCAGTACATTGCCATCAACACCAGCCCCTATCAGTATGGATGCCCAGCGCCCTTTGTATTCTTCTTTTATATCAATATTCATTTTCTCGACCTAGCTCTTCTGATTTGCAAATGTTTAATGTAGCCTAACACAGTATCGTCCGGGTTGATAGCCTCCACACCTTTTTTAGTTTTAGGGAAGTGACCAAACTTCGTCTTGAAGCTATGGTCTGCCCAGCCTGTCTTGAATCCTTTATTCTTAGCATGTCCTAACAACATAGAATAAAAAACCTTCTTGTCTGCCGGTGATGGTACCTTATCTTTCGCACTGATCTCAACTAGCTCAGCCTGATGAACTGGTATTTCCTCACCCAAAGGAACCATCTCAAAAGCACATTGAGGACATGACTTACGAGAAACAAATATAAAGCTACACTCGCTGCATGTAATTTCCTTTGGTGCTTCTTTCTCTTCTTTGTCTTTTTTCTTAAGCTCTTCAGGTGACTCTTCTCCGTCCAGTGTCCAGAATTGTTCGTCATCAGCAAAGCCCAGCTTAGAAACGATACCACAATGATCGATCACCAGGCCATCAACCTTGCCGCTTTCTTTGTGCGGTCTAGTTAATCTTCCTACGCACTGTAGGTACCTAGCTATTCTATTGATCGGAGTAGCCAGGATCACACAAGACAAAATTGGAATGTCAATCCCCATAGCAACAATCCCAACATTGACCAGGACTTGCGCTCTCTTTTCTGCCATGTCTCGAAAGATCTGCTCACGATCAGGGATATCTGTATTGCAATCTATATATAAAGCCTTGACACCCTTGTCTAAAAATTCCTGCTGTATATGTCTAGAGTGCGCCTGGGTTTTGCAGAAGACCACTGTCTGTCTGTCGCTAGCGATTCGTTGCCAGTTCTCTACCACATCTCCAACGATCTTCAGTTTTCCATCTTCCGTCTTTAGCTTATCGTCAATATATTCGTCCAGCTGTCTTGAGTTATATTCTCCTTCAGCGTCAACCTTCACATCATCTGAATGAAAATCAGAAGGTGCAAAATAACGCAACGGCACAAGATGCCCCATCGACACCAGCTCTTTCATTGATATGGATGAAACGATCTTAGTATATAGGACACCCAGTGGTCTTTTCTTAGGTGCAACAGGAGTAGCTGTAAATGCTACGATTACTTTATACCTATCGAACAGTTTTATTTTAGTATCTGTATGCTGTACATGCATCTCATCTATACATAGCACGTCAGCATCTACGAAAAGCATTCTCTTCGCTGCTAGTCTTGATGTGTACGTGTCAATACTAATGATTTGACATCTAGCTTGCGAGTGATAAGGTTCTCCAGCCATTAAAATAGTATGTCTGATCTTGAACTGCTCGAAAGTTGCAGACAACTGAATGACTAAAGACTTCCTGGGCAGAACTATGATCACCCTCTTTCCTTTTGCTAGCGCTGATTGTGCTATAGCAGCCAGGACAATACTTTTTCCTGCACCAGTGCTGGCGCAAGCAATTATTCGCTTGTCACCGGCTCGTATGGCCGCCTTAATATCATGAATGAAGCTTTCTTGATAGTCTCTTGGTACTATTTCCACGTATTGTGCCCCTCCAGGCGATCGGTTATTGACCTACTATCATACAGAAATGTCAAACGAATGTACATATTTATTTTTTTAATGTTCAGCGCGGGTTTTTATGTTATACTACGGGTGTGTAGGGATTTAGTCGTACTGGAAGGGCTTCTCTCGAAACTTGAAAGACACGTAGTAATGCTTACCAGGTCATCTGTGCTGTGTTCAGTTGTACAATGACCAGGCCTACCGGTAGTGTATTTAATCCTGCTGTAGGGGCATTCTCGTACTAATCAAAAGGTGTTGCTTACAAGCTTGACCTAAACTCAAGAAGTAAACTAACAAACGTATATACGGCTTATTCAATTTTTACCGTGGTATATATACATTCCAGTCAGTCTTACTCAGATCGCAAGTTGGCCAGGCGATGTGGACATAGCAGTTCACGTGATAAATTCAGAATAGTGATATGCCCTTCCTGGGCAGAAAACAATAAGCTGGCATACCTTACCTCGTTCGCTCCGGGGGCGTTATGCGGATTGTAATTATCTGAGAATAGATTAACCGTAGCTAGCGGTACACAATGAGATGAATGACCAAAGTATCAACCCTTGGTAATGAGAGATAAGTTATATACAACTTCTCACGTCACTACAGGGTTATCACTTCTCGGTCTATGATCTTGCTATGTTTAAAATATAATCCCATCCTCTAGTCTTACCTCTCATAAGTTCCAAATCCCAATACGTAATCACCAGGCATAAAAAAACCTCAGTTAAGAGGCTTAATTATTTTTCCTGCGTAAGTTTTATGTGTCTAGCTGTTCAGCTATCTTTAAATGGAATAAAAAAGTGACTGCAAAGCCGCTTACGATTAATATCACACTTATTACTGCTTCTACCATAATTACCCTCTGATTATTGAAATCGCCCCGTTAAGGGGTGCTGGTGACGTTTTTAGACCTTACCCCTTACCATAGGGTCAGGATTATAGCCAATATACCCAATGTAAGACCGCTCCTAGTACAAGAACGACTGGAACACCTATCACTTTATACAGCCATAAAATTGCTGAAATACGTTGGTTGACTGCAAAGATATCTTCATTCGCCTGAACTACTTCTAAAACGAACGCTTCAGTTTCTGCGTGTGCTTCTTTAAGTTCTGCATGCTTCTCTTTGAATGCATCGAACTCTCTTCCTTTATGGAATGCATCTGATTTCAAGATTGTGATTCTATCTTTTAAAGTAGATGCTTCAGATTTGCGTACCCAGTTCTCACTATCAATTATTTTAAGTTTCATTTTCTTTATTAGTTTTAAGTTGATGTTGACTACATGTTCTTTCAACGAGTGGGAATAAACAACGACCTCTAGGTGGTGCTACTTTCGAACCGTGAGCAGCCACCCTGGCATTATATATCTTACATTGACCAATCCCTCCACCAAACCCGATTGGGTCTGGTATGAAGTGTTCACAGCTTCCGCATGTGACCATGTGTTCCTCCTGATTAATTAACTAGCCTTCAGTTTATCAATAAACAAATATAAACGCAAGGTTATTCTTTAATAAGTAGACAGTAATCTCTCAAGCGATACAAATTCTACGTCATGATCTAATTGGTCGAACCTGTTTTGATATGCTTTCATATGAACGAAACCGCGAAGCTCTGTGTTATTAGCGCCCCTGTAGTCTTCGTCGTGCATGTAGAACGATCCAGCACACACACCGAAATGAGGAACACCTCGCATATTCTGTCGTCTGCCGTATTGATACTGCTGCTGATGACCATGAACAAAGCTGTGAGGAAATTTATTAAGCTTGTTCTCGATACTACCACCCACCGGTCTACTACTTTGTGGACTAGGTAAGTAGTGAACAAAGCAGATATCATCAACCCATAACGGATCAAGGAACTTATTCACACTCCAACCCTGGTCACTAATGAACCTATCTAAATCGAAGCAGCCTTCAAGTACAGGGTGACTATCAATAAAGCGTCGTAGGCGATTCTCGTGATTACCCATAATGAAATGTTTGTTCGGTACGTACTTTGTTTTTTTGTGACGTGCGTTCAGTTCATCTGTCACTGACATGATAATACGGAATGCGTTGAACCCAGCTTCTAAGTCATTATATAGTCGCTTACCTTCCTGTTCCTTCGCGCTATCGAAAGATGATAGACTCTCGAAGTCCCAATGGTCTCCGATATGTACAATCGTACCTGGCTTATGCTGCCAGATATACTGTGACAAAGCCTGTAAATGGTCAATAGGAGCATCAGGTGTAATTTGTGTATCAGCTATCACTAAAATATCATTATTCATCTAAGGCTCCTGTCAGCTTATCTTCAATGTGGCGACTAACTAATAAAGCGTATCCAGCTATGTCGTCAAAATTATCTTTGTGATATGGATCACCATTTATAGACCTGGCTATTTTACTAGCTATCTGGTCTAGTGCTTCACGGTGAATGGCAGGCAGAGAGTCCCAGTTATTTGTGGTCTGCATAGCTTCTTTAATACTCTGAGCTATACCTGCGTTATCTATATAGTCACCATATGTGCCCTGGCGTTCTTCTAGCGTGTCATCTACAGTCATAGTTTCTCCTTACCTAATTCAATTAATTCTATTTCAACAAATCTGTGAACTGCTCTTCTCATTAGTAGTGACAATGTTACACCCTGCCGGTCAGCAAGTTTTGTCATGAACTCCAAGTCGTCAGCATCGATGCGGGTTGCGTGATATACCTTAGTCTTTTTCTTCATATTTGTATAATTTTTTATTGCGTTTTGTTTAACTAAGTGGTATATTATAGCCTCTTTAAAAAAAAATGAAAGGGCAGAAAATGCAAACTGGAACTTATACAATAACAATAGAAGTAACGGACAGGATGACAGACATAGTAGACTTAGTATCGTCTGCTGCGAGTCACATAGAGAGTGGTAACGTTACATCAGGGTCGTTGTCTGATGAAGGTGTAACAGTATCATGGAAGAAGGGGGCAGCCAAGGTGGCACCACCGGTCGATAACACTCTGGCTTATATAGTAGGTCAATTAGCATGTGAAGTCGGTATAAATGTCCCTGGAAGAGCTTTACTAAACAACGACCGTACTGTGTTTATGTCAGGGTATAGCTATCAGTACGAGCAGCAAGCAAAAATAACAAAGCTAACGGAGGAATTATTTTAATGAGTGTTTTTAAAAAATTAAGTGCTATAAATGTATCTAAGTATACTAAAGAGAAAATGGGTCTTACTTATTTACCGTGGCACCATGCTTGGGCTGAACTCCAGAAAGTATATCCAGATAGCGGGTATACTTTTTGCGAGACAGTACTCTATTCTAATGGGTCGTGTGAGGTTGAAGTTCACGTTACAGTGTGTGGCGTCACTAGGGCGATGATACTACCTGTCATGGATCATAAGATGAAGTCAATTGCTGACCCTACATCTAGAGATATAAGTGATGCCAGGATGCGTTGTCTAGTTAAATGTATTGCAGTCTTCGGACTGGGCTTGTACTTGTATTCAGGTGAAGGTGCCCCGGAAGCGGAAGGCGAAGCGATAGAAGATGCTGTTGAAGAGATGGTTGAACTGATACGTAAGGATGATATCGAGTTCAGTGTACTATGGAATGAGCAGTCACGAGACTCGCAGTCTAAAATATGGAAGTTACTTAACTCTTCTGATAAGGCTGTAGCGCGTGAACTTTTGGATAAAGCTAAGAAGGTAAATGAATGAGAATAACAATTGACTTAGAGACTCTTCCGTGTAAGGACGTAGATCGGTTAGACTATCTCGATAAGAATTTAAAGCCACCGGCTAACTACAAATCAAAGGAGGCACTAGACAAATGGCGCTTAACTGCTAGATCCAACATGGTGAATGCTACAAGTTTCGACGGGTCAGCTGGGACTATCTGCACTATAGGTTACTCTATAGATAGTCAGCCTGCTAGATCTATGCAGCTCAACCCTGTAGGTCAGTACTCAACCGAAAAAATGCTTTTGAATTGTTTCTTCTTGAGATTGCTGGGCGAGTATGAGTTTCATAATATCGATGTAGCTAGGTCATCATCTGTTCGCTGGGTCGGACACAACCTTATCGACTTTGATCTACCGTTTCTGTTTAAGCGATGTGTAATATTAGGAGTGGATACACAAGGAGTAGAGGTACCTATTAACCAGCGCCACGGATCACGACAAGTTTACGACACAATGAGAGCATGGAATGGGTTTCAGTCCAGGTCAGGTGGATCATTGGATAATATTTGTAACGCTCTTGGCTTACCGGCTAAAGGCGAGTTTGATGGGTCACATGTAGCTAGAGCTTTTGAGCTGGGTGAATACGATAAAATATCTGAGTATTGTGAGGATGATGTGAATAAGACTAGAGAAATATATGAACGTATCATTAACGTAACAGGGGAAAGATCATGAGTGTATCTAAAGAAGTAGAAACAGTAGATGAATACGCTGAACGCGAGTTCGGTAGCAGAAGAGGCCTGGCTGAATTCTTAGGTGTAAGTCACCAGGCTGTCGTGAATTGGCACCAGGGTTATGTAGTTGTTGAGGGATCTTTATACTTGCTAAGGAGGGACTTATCAGTCGCAGCAACGGGGACAGACAAATGAGTAATTATATTAAAGCACTTATAGTGACAACTGTGTTCGCACTAGGGTCATACACCGGATTGCAGTTACGCCAACAGTTGATGGCGGCCATATACGTGCTACTGGTGTTCTCGCTAGGGTCATACACAGGAGTACAGGCAAAACCATACACTTCCGGGACAACTTATGTTACTGTAGGTGGAGTTAGGACAGGCGATGACGGCAGCTTATGTACTGTCCGGGGCGATAGAACGTTCTGTCATGATGGATCACTGGGGATTACTAGAGGGAACACTACGTTCATAGTAGGTGGGGGAATGTATCAGCGACAAGGGGATATTATCAGTGGTGATGACGGCACTACTTGCGTCGAAGAAGATGGAGGTAGAGTAACAGTTTGCTTTTAGATCAATGGTATACAAATAAAGGTATAGAATAATATTGCTTTTATACTTTTTTATTGATAGAATGAACTCGACTTAAATAAATAGAGAACTCAAAAAATGAACACATTAATTAAATCAACAGTAGCAACAGTAGCAGCAACAGCATCAACATCAGCTTTCGCTGCAGTCACACCAACAGGTGATGGTGGCCTTATAGTGTTTTTAGTATTGATTGTAGGTCTATATATATGGTTAACAGTTAGATGGTTTAAAGGTACAGTGACAATGGCTAAAGAACATGGTGTGGTTACGGTCATACTATACTGGTTGTTCTTATCTCCTGTTCAAAGCATCCATGCTATTTTCATCGGTGGAAGAGCAGTGAGAGTACCTGGAGTACCTGCATGTGCAGCACCAGTGGTACAGAATATAACAATCAATGTTGAAAAAGACTAGATAAAAAACAGCGGTGAGCAGTAACGATTCTGTCCACTGCATTCCTCGCTCCCATAGTCTAGGAGCAATAACTACAGGAACTGAAATGTCTAAAAAACTAAAGAATGTGGTTTTACGCGCACCATTCGAGGCACTGAATGAGAAGCAACAAGTTATCGCTGATACTTTTTTAGCGAAGCATCAGATCTTAATTGGATCATCAGGAACAGGGAAGACATTTACCGCGTTAAGACTAGCTGTCGAACAGATTGTGACTCAAGGGTCAGGGTTTGATCAGTTGGTTATTGTAAGATCATCCGTACCAACTCGTGACGTTGGTTTCTTAAAAGGATCGCTGGAAGAGAAGATGGCTGTATATGAGTCTCCCTATTCAGAGATTATCAATAGTATTACTGAGCCACTATCTTTCTCTGATCATGAGGTGTACGCCTCAAACTACGACAAGATGAAGGCACAGGGGCAGATCCATTTTGTTAACACATCATACCTACGGGGGCTTACTTTCGACAATGCTATTGTGTTCTTCGATGAAGCACAGTCAGCAACATTTCATGAGATAGACACTCTTGTGACAAGGACAGGACTAGACTCTAAGCTGATCATTGCTGGGGACTATAAGCAAAACGACCTAAGAGCTAGTCAGTCCGGGTTACATGATATAATCAGGGTGTTTGATAAGATGTCTAGTCACTTTAATATAATTGAGTTCACACCTAATGATTGTGTTAGGTCTGAGTTTGTAAGGCAATACTTGATGGCTAAGGAGGAGCTGGACTTATAATAGTTATTTAAATATCAATGACATATGATTTCCATGTACGAATAACCTTGCATTTATAATTTATTATTGATAAGATGTAGTCAAGGGTTGGGAATGTTCCTGACCCTTATAACCCAGGTGAAATCCAATGATTGATGCAAACTTAATAGAAGAGCAACCAAGAACTTCTACAGTTACTAGGACTCAGTTAGTTTTATTAGTAGTACTAGGAGCGGTTGATCACTTTTTTTCTATCAACGGTTTTTTAATTAACTGGGTAAATACATTAACAGAAGTTTCTCAAACCGCTTTACCATTTTAGGATACTGACATGAAAAACGTAGAGACAGCAGCAAATTCAAACAGATTAGCGTTCATTGTATATCACCGTAGAGTGGTACCTATTCGCATAGTAAAGAAGACAGCGTCAACAGTCACAGTAGAACTAGCAGGCGAGCAGCATATCTTCGTTACTCCAGATACATTGATACCTCAAACACGACAAGCTGCACGTAACATGCAGAAGGCAGAATGAATGAAAAAAATATTAGACATGCTATCAGGTGTGTTAGCACTAGGAGTTTTGATCACTGCGTTATTGCCACGAGCAACGTATGGTGAATGGTTTACGGACTCCACAACAGTTCCGGGGCAGGTGTTCCAGATTAATATGCATGGAGCAGCCGTCAATCCCAACGCTGTAGTAATAGCATTCGGTGGGTTAGATACTAGTGGGTCTGGAATGAGGCATCCTGAAGATGTGGTCTCCAGTATCTTCTTAGACAATCAAGAGAGCCAGGGGAATATAACTATCATACCATTCTCCGGTAACAAAACAGTAGACAATGAGACTCATACAGTTTGGGCTTATTGGAACAACAGCCAGGTATACGGAATTATATCTATCATTGACATAGTAAGATTTCATTATCCGGACACTAAAATCATCTTGCACGGGGGAAGTGCAGGAGCAATCATGACGGCTAGAATAATTACAGAACTAGCTAGACTAGGAAAGCAAGACAAGGTACAAGGAGCCTTGATGTTTGACCCGGTGAACCCATACGCTATTACTGCAGACGGGTCAGCACCAGGTGTATTTGATGGGTATCGTAGTGAGGTTTTAGCCACTTATGATAGGTATAAATATTGGGGTGTCGATGAATACGCTCCTGAATTAGCGGGGCGTTTATTAGGCTTGCCCAACGATAGGGTTAGGATAACTATCCCAGTCTACATTGGCACTAGCTACAATGACCCGGTCATAAATAACGCAGCTAAAGAGGCGTTCAACGAATTAATGCAGGATAGTACTAACACTATAGTAGTGGAGTACGGAGGTGAAGGCCACTCAGTATCGGATAAGATATTAGAACGGGCGTACCTATTAATGAACAACTTATAAGGAATGATAATGACAGGTTTAGAGATTATAATAGCAGCTGGTTTTATAATGCCAGCTTTAATAATGATTGCCATAGGTCTAGTCATGGCATGTAAAGACGACACGTACTTTGAACACTACTTGCGTGACGAAACAGACTGTAAAAACTGGAGAGAAAGAAAATGAGCTATTTAAGTTTACCGCTAGATGTTAATGAAGATTATGATGTAGAGGCATTCGACGAAGATCAGTTGTCTCAGTTTTACTGGGATCACCCAGAGTCTATACCAGACTAGGAGTATATAAAATGGCTGACGATAGATTATCACAGCGCGAGTTTAGGATGGCTATCCTATTTGTTTTAACGATAGGTTGCATAGGTCTCGTGACTGCATTGATACCCACTATGTTTCAAACGTCTGACGGAGTGTGTGTCAGAGTGGAACAGAAATCCAATGCGACCAGCTACTCTTGCAGCGCCCCACCACCACGGTATGACGTTGTCATTGTAGACTTACCACTAAGGGATCTAAAATGAGACAGACTAAACTAGCATCTATAATAGAAACAGTTTTAAACATATCGATGGGGTACGTTATCAATACGGCCACGGCTATACTACTCCTTCCGGTGTTCGGTGTTTACCTAAGCATAGGACTGAATATGAAAATCAGTGCAGCTATGACTATCGTCTCCGTTGTTAGATCATACTTCGTCCGTAGAGCATTTAACAAACATCAAGACGCAATAAACGCATGGTCGAGCAAGCAGCTTCATAGTGCCCACTCGACGATCTTATACCACGCTACTCTCTTATAATTACTCAAGAAGCCTGGCAGCTCTCTTAGTTATTAAGATGCGCTGCCTATTAAGGCGATTAATCGCAACTCTCTTTGCAGCACCCGACATTCTCTTGCTTGCTGTTATCAGTCTAATTTTTTTGTTTATATCTGATAATCGCTTACCAACACGATTGAAAGCTTTGCGGTTCCGAAGCTCGTTACCGTGAAGCTGAAGTGCCGCCGCTGCCTTCTTATACTCCTGGTTATCTCTGTAGTGCTTAATGTCTGCAAACTTTTGATTAAGGTCACGTTGGTTCTCATAAAACTGGCTAATGAATTTTGAGTTTCGAGCCTTACCCTCTCTGGCAAACCTTCCTACCACTGCTAGATCTTGTATCTCCATGTCTGGAGCCTCAGCAACGCCTAACGCAGGTCTTGCGAGCGTATCGATACCAGCTAGAGTAGTTGCTCCTAACCAGCCCAGGTAGCCCTTCACAAGGTGATCTATCTGAACAGGACTAAGTACTACGTCATCCCATAAAATTGCATCCATAGCGGTACTCAAACCTATAGCTGTCTGTGACGTCCAGGCCTTCTTACGGTTCACTTTAGATAAGCGCTCCATTGACTGGGACTCTATGCCACGTCCAGTAAACCAACTCTTGTTAGCCCAGGTCTCAACGAGAGGCTTGAACAACTGAGGTGTAGGGTTCATTGCGAATGTCTGAAAAATTGTATGCATTAGTCTTTCCGCAAATAACTCACCATGAACTTTATCATCAACTAGCTGCTCCACGAATCGTTCAGCCATACTACCTATAGCTCCAACTTCAAAAGGCCTTGGGAATCTGTACATGATGTCACTACCAGGAAGCTTAAACAGATGGTACGTATCACGCTCCCAGTCTTCAGCTTCTTCATAGTCTTCGTCTCCACGCATAGCTAAGTATAGAAGCACTGATGCTAGCGAATACATACCGACGACCGCTGCAAACTGTCCCTTCTGCTCCGGATCCATAGCAGCACGACTAAGTTTATCAAGACCCTGTAGCCTTGCGTTTAAGAACGGAACCATTTGAGATATAGCTCTCACTGAAACAGCTGAACCTGATCTAGTGAAGTCTAGGTGATCACGAGCTTCAAAGTTAGCTTCTAGTAAACTCTTTCCTTTTTCTAGTGCTTGCTTAAAGTTAGCTGCACGGTTAATGTTCTCCGCTCTAGCGCCTACGTCCTGATATGCATCCCACATTTTCTTTATCTTACTATCTGTATTAAGTATAGACGAGCTAGGTATTCCCTTTTTCAGACTAGCTTTGATAGCATCTGGATCGCCACCAGAAATATACCCGGAGTCACCGAACGCGCCACCACCAGCAATCATCTGGGCTATAATCGGATTGTCTTTAGATGTCGCCTTGTATCCCTCTACAAGGTTCCTACCTATATTGGTACTCATGTCAGCTACCGCTATTGCTTGAAGCGTATCTCGTAGTAGGTTAGCGACCTTAAATTCAGGGGACGCTGTTACACCAATAGTTAAGGCACGTTTAAACTTACGCATTACTTTCATTAGCGTACCATTCAGACCGTCAAAGTTCAGAGATGTTAGAGAGTCAAGGACTAATCTACCTTCTGTAGTATCAACAATATCATAGTACTGCTTCTGGCCATTTACACGAACGAAGATAGCCTTCTCGCCTCGCTCTGACTCCTTTACTGGTGTAGCTATCCCAAGCTTCACAGCCTGTACTAACGCTTTACTAGCAGCCTGATTCTTTAGTGATGCTCCGATTAAGTGCGTCCAATTCATCATGGTATTAACTAGTAAATCATCAAGCTGCATATCAGCACCCTTGAGTTTTTTGTACGCTTCTTGTCCTTGAAGTCCACTCGCTGACGGAACACCTTTACCCTGGTGATCGCTTGACTCTTCAGCTATGCGGTAAAATGGAACGTAGAAACCCTGATCCTTCCAGATCTTGGCGTCTTCTTTACTAACTAGTCCTGTATCAACACCGATTTGAACTACAGCATTATGCATAGCTTCAAACTCTACAAGCACTTCCTTATATAGTGCTAAGCGACTCTTGCCATCCTTCGTGCCATCAGACAAGCGCTTAAGCTCTGCTATTTCAGCGTGGTTAAATAGATGCTCTTTGTCATCAACCTTCAGACCTTCCGCTCTATTACCCGCTACCCACATCAAGAACCTATCTGTCTCTGTGCCTAGTGGCTCAAAGATCTGTGCTAGGCTTTTCTTCTTCATGTCAACCTTGACAGCACCAGACCAATCCAGTAATGGTCTACCGAATTCCGTAAGTGCTTCGACCACGCTAGATCCTGTGCCGCTTATATGAGCCATCATCCATGACTCTTTATCTCCTAAGATGTTTTTAAACGAGTCGAACTGATCGACACCGTATTGTCTTACTTTTCTACGCCATAAAGTTGATGCGTCCTTAACCGCTGCTTTAGTTTTTTCTACAAAATTCCCAGTCAATGGAGCGCCTATCTTTCCTAGTGCTGCAAAGCCTGCCTCAGTAACACCTTCAAAGCCTGGTCTATCGCGCCATGTAGCATTAGTCCCTTTAATCTTGCTAGGGGCTTTCTTTCTTTTTGATACTGGCTTTCTCTTTACTGGCTTACGTTTCTCTATTGTGCTAGCTAGAAGGTTACTATCATCAGCAAGCATAGGATCGAAAGCTGCGTGTATTGAGCGAATGTTTGAGCTGGCTTTCGGCGTGTTCCGTCTGTATTTATCTGAAAATATGAAAGCTACGTCATCCGTTTCGTGCATTACTCCGGTATAGCCCTGAGCTGCCAGCTCATCTTGGTTGAAGTTCCAGTCAGTAACATCATTTATATCAGTCTCAATTTTGAAATGTTCTGTGTTTAGGAAAACGGGAATGACCATCTGGCCTTCCTCTCCGTCCGAATAGCTTGACGCATATTCAGGATCAGAGGTGTAGTAAACGCCAGTCAGATCACCATCTTCTGACCATGCCTCCGTCGTCCCGCGATAATAAGTGGTATCAACATCAAACCCCATAGCCCTAGCTCTGTCTTTAGCTGTGTTACCCTCAGGCAAGCCTAAGCCTCCCTTGCTCTTAGGTAGAGCCGCGTTCTTCTGTGCTGTGGATTTTATAGAATAAAGAAGAGTAGGCTCATCCGCAAGCATAGGATCGAAAGCTGCGTGTATTGAGCGTATGTTTTTATCTCCTCTTATAGCGACTTGATCAGCGTTGTAACTCCATAGGCTGTTAGGGTCAAGGGTCTTGTCAACATAAGCGCCGCTATCAATAACTTTACGCGCCATTAATGCCTGACCTTCGTCTAGCTTTAACGCGGCATCATCAAAACCTGTCTTACTAAAGCGCCCTTCCTTCCCCACTGGAAACTGCTTTACATCGCTGAGTTTCAAATATACAGGGTAAACGCGCCCTGCATCAGTGTTGGCAAATGTACTTGCCATGTCCGGGTTTTCGGAGAAGAATTGTAGTCCACCCCTCTGTCCATTATAAGTATCGCGCCCCTGCAACGAGCCGTTAGCTTCAGCTAAATCACCCGTAACCCCTCTGTACCAAACTGTATCAACATCAAACCCCATAGCCCTAGCTCTGTCTTTAGCTGTGTTATTCGCAGGCAAGCCTAAGCCTCCCTGGCTCTTAGGTAGAGTTGCGTTATTCTGTGCTACTGCATGAGCTTCTTTGGTTACTGCTTTTCGGCTAAATAATACTTCATCTTCGTTAGCGTAAACTGGGTTCTTGGCTAACACTAACTGCCCGATCTGTATCGCTTCATCTGCAGCCGCTACAGGATTATGATGACCATTAGCATCAGGAGTTCTATCGTAGAAGTAACTGTGACGCTCAGGGTCAAAGCCCACCTGGATCCACTCAGGACTATTCATCGCCTCTTTAGCTAAAGCTCTATTCTCTTCCGTAGTGCCTTGAACATAAGAGCCTTTAATTGTAGCAAATGGCGATTTACTTTTTGCACCAGTTGCTACGTTAAG